CCCCCCCCACAACCGTGTCAGAAAAGAACGACGCTGCGGACATGACCCAGCTTTCTAGCTCTGAATTGCAGTACGGTTACCGGTGCGCGCAACTCCCAACCATTTGGAATCAGCTCTATGACAAAACTACCGATGCTTCCGACGAAGAAGTTTCGACGGCGGGCAACGTCCTATCCCTCCTCGATTTCGAACAACAAATGGGCTATCTCCGGACTGAGCAAGAACGGGAAATCTTTAACATCCGATACCGCGATATTATTAAATCCTTCGGTGGCTCCACGACAATCGACGTAGACGAGCGGCCCCGGATGATCAATCGCAGCACTATCAACAGCTCCGGTTACGAAGTAGACGGGACCGGCGACACCTCGCTTGGTGCTCACACTGGCCGCATGTCCCAAAACTTTCGCCATCGCGTGCCACGCACATTCATTCCCGAACACGGTGTCATCATGACACTCGCTCTGGTCCGATTCCCGGCAGTCTGGGAAGAGGAAAACCACTACTTTATGAACAACCCCAACCCCAGCTATCACGAATTCGCGGGTGATCCCGCGATTATCCAAACCCAACCGCCATTTCCCATCCGGACAGAAGATTACTTCTCTTCGTCTAGTTCTAGCACCATTCGCGGCTACGCCGCTTATGCCCAATGGTATCGCTCCCATCCCAACAATGTTCACACCAAATATGACTCCCTCAACGGATATCCCTTCGTTGCCTCAACTCCGTCCAATCTGGACGAATTGATCATGGTCAACCCCAACGATTACGACGATATGTTCTCATCAAGCGCTCTCGCTCACTGGCAAATTTCTGCCCGTATCAACGCGCCCTTCCAGCGTCGTCTTCCTACGGCCCGTCAGGCCCTTCTTACTGGAGCTTAAAAATGTACACTAATCTTGAAACCCGGCATCTCAGCGAACCGGCTCAACTTACAACCGTCGATATGCCGACAAACGCCTCGGTCTATGTCGGAACAATGAGCGCAGCTACCTCATGGCGCAACGATATCTTCGCAGATGTCGGCGCTCCGACCGGCGGACAGCCTTTCCTTTCTCATTGCATCGGAGTTACCAACCCCGAACAGGACGGAACGTATCTACTTTCCTACGATTACACCTTCGTCACCCCGGACGCTGTAGACGTGGTTTATCCACTCTACCTTGATTATCAATCGGTCGGCGCTCCCGCCGCACAGACTGTAATCTCTACGGCTTCTACCTCCGACAAGCTGTATATGACGCCACCGGCCACGGTTAATGCCATGACTAACCAAACTCACGTTCACATACGTGGCGCCCTTCTTGTGGACACTTCTATTACCTCGGCTACAGCGAGCATCGATTCCCGCACTTTCTGGGTCGGCTGTTGTGTCGCTTCGTCGACTGTGACCGGCATCGTTTACGGCTCGATCTCTCTGCTCAAAGCTAACCCACCATTTGCGCAGCCCGGAAAATGAGCTTTCTCGCAACTCTCGCTAGCAACGTGCTTCCAGCCGTTGCTTCTGGCGTCGTCGGAAACATGTTCGGCGGCGGCCAGTCACAACAAGCTTCGGGCGGTCCCGCCCAAGGCGTACAATCAGCAATGGCCGGTCCCCAAAATGGGTCCGGCCCCCTTCTCGAAAATCCATCAGGCGGAAGCCAATGGAAAACCCTCCTAAACCAAGGCATCCAAGCCGGTATTCAAGGAGTCACCAACAAATATGGCATGCAACAGCAAGGCCAAAACCAACGCGCTTACCTCAACGAAATGTTCCCAGAGGCAAACCCATGGGACCTCATGGGTGTCTCTGGAAACGCTAGCGCTACAGCTGGTCAACAGAACCAGCAATCAGTTGTTGATAAACAACTCAAAACCCAAAAGGAGATGCAAGACAAACAGCTCGACTTTCAACGCGAACAATTACGCGTCCAAGAGGCTCTCGGCTATTCTCAGCAGGAAAATCAACTAACGGCAGCGGGAATCACTACCGCTCCCGCAAATGCAATGGTCCCTTTCCAACAAGCTCTCTCTACAGCTCAAGAGGAATTGGCTCAACTTGAGCGCATCATTCGAGGTGATCAAAACCAACGTCAGGAGTTAAGCTCCTTTCGTAACATTATGGACGATTATCTGAACGCCGATTCGGACTTCGAACGGACTCGGCTTCAACGTTCTATGATGGCTATCGCCGCAGAGAATGCGGGTAACGCGCTAGGCAATGGCCTACGCGGTGTAACCGGCCTACTCACTGGCGGACGTCGCCCTAATACTAATGGAGTCCAAGGCGCTCGTAATTCGCCACCCATGAACAATGGAAATAGCTCGTCAACGCAATCTTGGTTCGACCGTAAATTCCCCGGTCAAGGCTATGGCCGAAACTAAGTTATTGAACAGGTTCATTTCGGCAGAAACCTATCGAGCAGACGCGCGGCCAAAGGGCCGCGCAAATAAACTCTTTACTTCGCGCCCAAAGGGGCGCACTATAAACCTACCCGAAAAATTCCCCGCCCCCCACATGGTGGGGGGATTTTTCCCAACAAACTAGGTAGGACCCATGACCAAAGAAAAAACCCCAACTCGCGCTCGTATCCCCAAAGAGCAAGTCACAGAAGCTCGCATCGAGCTTCGCAACAAAACTCTCAAAACCATCGTGCCAGAATTGGCACCATCCATCATCTCTAGGCTCGATTCCCTCGACTCTCTCTCTGCGAGGGAAATCGTTGCCCTACAATTACAGATGGACCTTTTTGATGAGTAAAATCAGCCCTCAACACTTCCCAGCCGTGTCCACCGGACCGGCCCTTGGACCGCCGGGCGTAGCCCGAAACAGCGGGTCATACCCGGCTCTTCGCCGGGTTGTCCAAGGAAATGTAATGGCCCTTTAGGGCCTCAATAATAGCCCCCAGAAAGAAAACCAATGCTCTCAAATAATGCATTCGCCGCTATTCAAAACGTCGGGTACTCTGCCGCACAATATCTTCCCCTCGTGCGCATGTACTCCGACCTTAAAGCGCGAATGGAATTACTAGCATTCTTTCTGGATACTAACGAGGGCGAGGACAAAATCCCGCCCTCGAAACTGACTACAATCACCCAACAACAAAGCCTCTGCTTCTCCTTCATGTCCCAACGTGATCTAAATAACACTATAGACCAACGCCCTCCGGTCTATCGTCAGTTCTACAAATATCTGAACGAATGGCCGGCTACCCGGCTTAAGGACTACATCGGACGTCAGAAATGCCCCGCGGTGCAAGACGTTTGGTCTATAGTACTAGCCAAAGGCACCCGGTCTTCTCGCAAGGCCGCTTACATCGAGCGTATTGATACAGAAATCGCTCAAGCCACCCAAAACGACTGGTTTTTAGTCTTCGACACGCTTACAATCGATCCCGAATTAGAGGATCGCTTCTTCGAGGACAAATATGCTCTCCGAGATCATTTTAGAAACTTATCTCGCCGGGTTAATCGACGCCTCGGGCGTCGTGTCGATACTCCTTGTAACGACGCTTTCCGTTACTTCGCGGTTCCGGAATATGGCTCAGAAGGTGGCCGCCTCCACTTTCACTGTATTTACTTCTTTCGTGTCCTCCCGAAAGGATGCACTGACCCGATTACTACGCTCACCAAAGCACATCACCGAGAAATCCGCGCCCTTAAATGTTGGCGCTATGGATTCTCAGCGCCTATCGCAGTCCGATATTCAGGCGATGCTTTTACTAAACTCGGCTGGCGATGGCCGACAACCAAAGAAGGGAAACCCATCGAAACAAACCCACCCATCGCCGTGGGCAGATACGTCTCCAAATATATCACCAAATCAGAAGGACAACGTGAACAATGGAAAAAGATAACGACCAGAAACCCTCTGCAATTCCGGATCAGGATGAGCAGGAAATTCGGATTAATGATCAACTTGTCGATGCTATCGCTGCCCGGATTACTGGAAGTAACCCGCCTCCACTACTCAGCGACGAGCAAACCGAAGAGCTTGAGGCTACTCGCGCAGCAGAGGCTGAGCTTACTCTTGGGCAAGACCTCGCTGAAAGACTTTACGGAGGCCGTACCGAATCGGACACCATTGCTAGAGCAATTGCGCGCTTTGACGCAAAAGAATCCGCCCCGCAACCAGCGGAGTTTATACGATCAACAGACGCCGCTTATAAAAAGCGCGGATTTATCTAATGAGGTCCGCCGCTTCCTCCGCACTGTTCCACGATGCAGAAACGGCGTTACTGTCAGCGCTCGCTGACGCACCAAAGGACCAAATCAACCAAGCTCTGCTTGAACAATCGTTTACAACCATCTGTCGCGGTCGTCTTGACCCCGAAGATTTTTTCAACGCCCTAGAAAGGACCCTTACCAAATGGATAACAGATTCCTCAACGCTCTAGCAGCACTCGACATTCTCGCACACCAAGGAGGCGTACTTGATTACAACGATGATGATATCGAATTCCTACGCGGCGACCGTTTATGGCTTGCTCATGATCGTAACCGCGCTCGCCGTGGCATCGAAGCTTTCGCATTCACTGCTTTGGATATTGTTGGCCTCCCTCGCATCTCTTTACCTGCTGAGTTCGTTGCCGCAGTCATTGCCCTACACGTCCACCCCACAAACTTTCAAGTTGCTTCAGCCATAATGGATGGCGTAGAGTGGACGGAAGACATTCTGGCCGGTGTCCAATCCCCCCTTAAAGCCTCGGTCATCTTCGCTATGGTTTTAAAAATCCACTCAGGACAAAAGGAGTTCATCGATGCGAAGCAGAAAAAAGTCACCAACTCGCGGGCAGTCAAAACCGCAACGCAGTCTTCGGAGTAAATCTTCGTCGAAACCCGCCAAAAAATACTACACCGGCGGATTCTCGATCTAGCTATGCGGTCACATCATAGCGCAACCCCCTATGGTGTAGCCAGGTAGATCCGATCGGACAACTCAAGGGGGGTATGGCCCCCCTTTTTTGCATAACAGGAAAAATCACATGCTCTCAGACAAAGACGTTCCCCGCAAGACCGAGGACCTTTCACACCTCACATATGTGGTCGGCGAAGTCGGCCGACTTCAAACCCTCTCTTGGGTTCCCGCCCTACCCGGCGACGGTGCCGAATTTGATGTAGTCGGCAACCTATCGTTTTCACCACTCCAACGCGGTCTGGCCCTCGATGCCGTTTTGGACATCGCTACCTTCTACGTGCCTTATCGGCACGTTTACTCCAATTGGATTGACTTTATCAAAGAGGGTTACGACGAGACTCAGACCCTTGCCACAGCATCCAGCCCCACGGGATCAAAACCCGCATACCTCGCTTGCGGTTCCTTCGAAGGAACAACCTTCCCTCTTTTCGTGTCCAAAGGTTACGAAAACATTTGGAACAATTACTACCGCCCCCCCACAACCGTGTCAGAAAAGAACGACGCTGCGGACATGACCCAGCTTTCTAGCTCTGAATTGCAGTACGGTTACCGGTGCGCGCAACTCCCAACCATTTGGAATCAGCTCTATGACAAAACTACCGATGCTTCCGACGAAGAAGTTTCGACGGCGGGCAACGTCCTATCCCTCCTCGATTTCGAACAACAAATGGGCTATCTCCGGACTGAGCAAGAACGGGAAATCTTTAACATCCGATACCGCGATATTATTAAATCCTTCGGTGGCTCCACGACAATCGACGTAGACGAGCGGCCCCGGATGATCAATCGCAGCACG